TAGATGTTTTAGGCTTATCTCCTGGATTATAGCTATGTGTATGGTCTTTAAGGCTCTTTCCTGCTCCTTGTACATCTCCCGTTGCTGTAATGCTACCTTTTTGAGTAGTATTACCATTTATAGTCAAATTCCCATTTAATGTAACATTGCTTGTAATCGTTGTTTGCTTACTCCCTGCAAGTATAGTTATATCTCCGTTGCCTTTTATTTCTATTCTAGTACCTTTGCCTTGTAGAATAATGTCATCTGAATTAACTTCATATCCACTTTCACAGCTTCCTATGATATAAGGCTCATTTAAACTAAATCTTTCAAGGCTTGTTTCATCAGATAAAGCAGTTTCAGAAAAACCAACCCATACAATATCGCCAACTTGTCTAGGTATTTGAAAACTCCAACCACCGAATTTAAGAAAATCTAATCTAACATCTATAAGCGGAGGATAATCAATTTTTTGTTGGCATAATTCTCTTTTGGCTAAAGGTTGAACTGTACAAGTTCCAGCACTATGATTAATAGATATAATTTTACAAGCTAGGCTTGTATGTACTTCATTTAAACTATCATCTATCATATTTTTTATAACTTTTATCATCTACACAACCTCCACACTTGCCGATACTGTAAAGCTTTCAAGTCCACTAGCTACAAAATTACACTCTTTAACTACAACTCGGCCTTTAAATAAAGTGCTTTCTATCTCCAATAATTGTCCTATTTTAATCAATGGGACCAACAAGCATTCAATATCAAATTTAGATTTACTTATTTTTTTATCAACATTTGATTTATTCTTACTTTCCACTTGTGGACCTTTTTTTTCTTTAATATCTGCCTTATCCATTTTTTTATCTATCCTAATAAGCCCTTGTTCTCCACCTAAGTGCAGCACACTAGAATATGCTTTATTTGGCAACTTAAATTCAATAGTTGTATTGGTAAATCTACATATTGTCCCTGTATCTCTTGCTAAAATTGGAATTACATTAGATAATCTACCGCTAAAGACTTTACCATTTGGATATACAGTATCTTTGGCTAATTCTTTTATATCCATAGTAAAATTACACATTGTCCCTATTTGCTTTATAACTTCACTTGCTTTTATACCTGCTTTAAATTGTCTATTTATGATAGTATTAGCATAGGCTCTATTGTTTGGAGTTGCTTCAATAGTAGTAATAAAATCATTTTCATCTCTACTTATACTAATACTTTCAACTATCCCATTGAATATAACTCCGTGAATATCTCTATAACCTGCATCAATAGATACATCTTGATTAAGTTTTAATTTTTGCTTTGTTGTTTCTGATAAATTATATAATTTAATTGTTGCTAAATCGCTTTTATTATCATCAGTACATTTAACTTCAAATTCAACATCTAACTCATCATAATCAAATACTATATCTCCAATAGTTATCAATCTAACTTGTTTCCACAGTTTCATCATCATCACCTATTAAAAAGAATTTATAATCTTTATTCAAGTTTTGAGGAGTAATTTTATCTTTTTCTTCCGCAAATTCATTAATTTTAATACATCTTAATTGTAAATTTTCATCACTTCTAACTAAACTAAGATAATCAATGTTAGGAACTAGCTTGTTATAACCTGTTATACGCTCATTTAAAGCATTTAAAATTGATAGATATATAAAACTATCATAGGTATTATAAATTAGCTCTAAAGTTAAATTATTAGGTAATTCGGCTATTATTCCTCTTTCTTGAATATCAGATACATCTATTTCTAAAGCTTTCATATTAACCTCCGAATACTATCTTTGCACTTGTTTTTTCTCTTGGCTTTTCTACATTATTATTTCCACTTACTACATTATTAACTTTGCTTTTTTCTGCACTTGTTGGCTTACTAACTTTAGCAGTTGTACGCTTTTTCTTACCCCCTGATGTTTGAGCTTTTTTATTATCTGTTTTTACATCACTTTCTTTAATTTCTCCAACTTGTATCTGTCTTAGAGTGATGAAGTATGTAAAACCATATTTTTGTTTATCCGTTTCAACTTCTTCTATGTTCTCTATTATCATATGTTCGTAAGTATCACGATTAGAAAAAACAAACTGTACCTCTTCGCCTAACTCCTGCAACTTCATTAATTTATCACGATTTAACATATAATCACTGCTATTATCTACCACAGTTATATTTATAATCATCGGCTCTTTTCTAACACTATCACTGATATTAAATCCATTTTCAACTCTTTTACTAGGTAAAGACATAGGCAAGCTTCTCGATTTTTCTGATATTACTTCTAATGGTATATCTTGTATATAACTTTGACTATATGTTCCACCTAGCAAACTAAGTGCCATACTAATAGCTTGTTTAAATAAACTCATTCAACCCTCCTAATATCCAAAACCATAATTTACAACTCCAAGCTGTGCTTTTAATTTTTCTATATTTTGTTTGTCAGCATTTCTAATACCTGTTTCTATCATCTTTTCTACCTTTGCTCCATCTGTTGCCTCATTTATAGTAACATTTGTATTATAAGTTGGAGTATTAGTCAATGTTACTTCAGGCTTTATCATTTTTTTAGTTTCTGTAACTGTCTTAGTATCTAGCTTTTTTGGCTCTTTAAAAGTAGATAAAGTTTTTGTTAAGTTTCTTAAATCTAAAGAATAATCATCATTTAAAGTAACATTTGGCTTTATTTCTTTTCTAACTTCTGTTATAGATTTTTTATCAATGCTTTTAGTTTCTTTCATTTTTGATAAATTATTTATAGCAACAGTTAAGTCGTTCGGTAAAGCTATAATATTTGCATTGTTATTAGCCTTATTTTGTCCAGCAAACAATGGTTGACTTTCAGGAATAAAAAAATCATCATTTAAAGGAACTCCTTTAACTCCACGATTTACATTTATATAGTTTTCAAGTTTAACTTGCTCTTGTATCTTTTTGTTAGCTTCATCAACTAAATATGCACTGTGCATATCATCAGTTTTACTCATATTTTGTGCTGAATTGTGAACTCTATTAAACCCAGATTTTACATTTCCAACAGAATTATCCCAATTCATTCCTTCAAAATCTCCAGTTATAGCCTTATAGGTGTTTTTTCCAAAGTCTATTGCTAGTCCTCCAGTTACTCCCCAAATCATTTGTAATACTCCAGCACCTGACTTAAGAATATCTATTAAATCACTTAAAATTTTAGTAGTTAAATTAATCTTTTCAATTCCACTATCTGCTCCTTTTATCAGTAAATCAAAAAAGTCAGATACTCCTTTTCTTAAATCTGCAAATCTATAATCAGTCCCTGTTAATTTTAATAATGCATTTATTGCGTCTTCTGTAAAACTTTCTTTACCTTGGAAAGCACCGAATATATCTTCAATAGCGAAAACTAATGCAATAAGTGGAAATTGAGTAGCTAAAGCTACAGCACCTATAATTTTAAAAGCATTTTTTGCACTATCAGGTAAAGCATTAAAGCCTTTTTTTATATCTCTAAACACTCCTAGAAATGTATCAACGAAACTTGCTCCTGCCTTAAATACTCTATTAACTACATCTTTTAATCCTTCAGCATTATCTGCTACGAACTCCCAAAACTTCGCTCTTGTTTCTCTTACAGACATTCCCCAAGTTTCATATAAATCACCGATTCTGTTTTTAGCAGATGTTATTTTCCCCTCAGGAGTTTTTAACATCTCTTTATTTTGTTCTCCGATACTTCTTCTAACTGCTTCTGTAAGTAAAGCGACTTTTTGTTCTTCTGTTCCAACTTTCAATAATTGCTCTTCTCTTTCAGATAAGATTATTCCACTTCTTTTAAGAGCCATTGTTTGCCCATTCATAGACTTAGCAAAAAGATTTGCTATTCCTTCCATATCTTGCCCAGTTCCATTTAGACCCTTTTGTTTAACAAGCAAGTCTTGCATAGTTGGTAATAACTTTTTAATGCTATCCTCTTGTAATCTATAAGTTGCTAGTTGCTGAGCCCCTGCAATAGTTACCTCATCTCCTACAACTCCCAAACTTTGTAAACTTGAAGTTAAATCTACTATCGATTTTATTTGTTCGTCTCTAAAGTTTTGAGCTCTTAGAGTGTTGTATAATTTAGCTTCTTGCTCGATTTGATAATTACTAGCTTCAACCGCTTTGTTGTACTGCCCAACTAGCCCAGATATAGTAAAGTATCCAATAGCAAGTTGTCCTAATGTGCTACCTGCTACTTCTTTAAATCTTTTACTTAAATTCATAGATTCTTTTAAATGAGCCTTAAATTGTTTAAAGCCTTCTGATTTTAAGTAAGTATCTATACTAAATTTTAAAATACCTGTACTCAACTATTCCACCTCCCTCATTTTCATAATTCTATTTATGTATGTTTCAAGTTGTCTAATTGTGTATTGCTCGGCTTTTTCAAAATCTTTAATGAAATAGCCATACATAGTTATCATATTTTCGATACTTTCGTGATTATAATTTAAGTTACATTTTGCGAAATGTATCTACAACTAAACCACAAAAGGCGATATTCTTAACTTGCTCCCACACTTCAAGACCTATTTTTTCTATTTCTTGATACTTATAATCATCTATATTTTTATTTAACAGTTTTAGAAATGTTTCTCCAGTAAATACAACGTTTTCAAGTCCTGCTATAAATAGCTTTTCCATTGTATAAAGCCCTCTATCATCCAACTTTAACTCTAAGTCTTGGTATTTTATGCTTTCAGGCACTCCAATTATATTTTCTAAACTCTCATTAACTCCACTAGGATATTTTAAAATCTCTTTAGTATAGTCAACTATTCTTGTTCTTCCGATTTCTTTTTCAAGCTTTAATACATAGCTTGATGGTTGTTCCATCACTGTTACATCATATCCATTTACATTAATTACTTTCTTTTCCATCTATACCTCCAAAAATAGAGTAGTTAAAAAACTACCCTATTAAGCCATTTTTAAATTAATACATTGTACTTCCCATTCAGTACCTTTTGCGTCTGTTCCAATCTCAAGAGTCGGTATTTTCTTAAAGAAACCTTTAGCTGAGAATGCTCCCATTGTTCCATCTAATCCTTTATTAACAAAAGTTACAGGAAAAGTTCCTTTCTCTCCTTCTGTTAATGCAAGTTGTTTAAAAGATAGATTTAAAGGTGAGTTTTGTAAGATTTTAAATTTGATAACTGCGTCATAATCATTGTGTTGATTAACACTTCTAGCACCATCAACTCCTTTTGTTAAGCTTTTAAAATCTCCGTCATACTCTATTGTAATTTTAGTATCATCGGCATAATCATCAACTCTTGTTTTGTCGATTACTAATTCATAATTTTTACTGTTGTAATTATATATATTAGCCATTTATAGCACCTCCTAAACTTCAAAATATAAATCAGCTGATAATTGTCTAATTCCATAAGCATAGAAAACTGTGATTTTTACCCCTGTAAGAATTCCATTTAAAATATCGTTTTTTGGCATTTCTTCAAGTGGTACTATATCAACTACCGTTTTATCCTCAACTAATGCTTTCATTCTTTCAAACTGTTTACATCTAGTCAAAATAATTGCTTTTAATGGGTCTACATCCGAAAATGTTGGTTTTGGAGTAGCTTTTAAATATAATGTGATATCTTCTTCTAATCTAAATTGTAAAGCCTTAACACAATGGATAAAATCAATTGGGTCGCCTGTTACAGTTACTCCATTAGCAAGTCCTAATTGCCCTTTCATTCTTGCTACATAGTTAGCTTTATTTTTATCTAACACTCCTTGCTCGGCTCCAATCAGTCCACTTTCAACTGCTCCATTTATAAGTTTATTCGCAATTAATACTGAACCTGGAAATTGTGGTATTGTGTACCCAGCAACTGCTCCTGCTGTAAGTTCTTCATTTTTATTGAAAAATAACGCTGTTGTATCCTCTGCTATTGCTTTTATCTTAGATTCAGAATTCATTATGTCTTCATCTTTAGTTACCTGTGCAAATAACATTTTTTGTCTTGCTCCAATTTCTTTAGATATTAAAGCTATTTTGTCTAAATCTGTTTCATCAGTTACAGTTCCGAACCAATCATTTTTTACATCATCAAAAAGCCCTTTATAATCGTTTCCGACTACTTCCTTACCAAATACTAATACTTGCTTTGCTCCACCGTTAAAACAAGCTTGTAATAGCTTATAAACATCATCTTCAGCAACTACTCCTGTTACATCTTTTATACTTGTAATTAATTGCTCTTGTATTGCTTTTTTAGTACTAAATACTCCTATAATGTTAACTGTTGCTTGGTCAACTGGGCTTGGTTTGTGTGTGTTAAGAAATACGATTTTCTTTTCTGCACCTAATATAATTCCCATTAGTTACCTCCTTCAATATTGAATTTAACATCTTTTATAATTTCTATTTCTGTTCTTAATTCTTTAGAAGTTCTTACAGTCAAATCAAATACATATCTTTCAAGTAAATCACTTGCTGAATAATCTGTAATATCCTTTAACTCTCCAACTTCCTCAATAACTAAGTTCAGTCCATTTAATTTAACCCACCAATTTATCGCTTCTATATTTGTAAAATAATCTCTGATTATTTCTACATCTACGAAACTATCTTTTTTACTCAAAGTAAAAGAAAAACTGATTATATGCTTGTTTATATTTGTTTGTTTAAAAACTCCGTATTTCTCAGTGTCTTCTCTATCGTTTGTATATCTATGTA